GTTACGGATGATGTCCTGTCTGTTTTCTTCGCGCTCTTCTTCGGTAATATTGTTGTCTGTGAGTTTCATTTCGAGTTGTGCCATCGTTTTCCTCCTCTAAAAAATACGGCTCCCCAGAATCTCCGGGGAGCCAATCAGGTTTTCAGTAATCAGGTTACAGGTTATCAGATCGTGAGGTTGGATGTATTCTCAACCGCACCATTGCAGTGAAGGTTGAAGCTGCGCTTAATCACGTCACCGGTAGTGACATTCTGGATGTCGCAGTCTCCGGAAAGGAGGCACTCGCGATACACGACACGCTCCTGAGATCCGTTTCTGCCTTCGATCACACCCTGGAAGACAAGCACCGGGGACTCGCCGTTCTGGACCGCATCCATAACATGCATGAAAAGGTCGCCATCAAGAACAACGATCTCGGAGATAGAGATCTTGACGCCAACCATATTGTTGGCCTCAAGCACACGGTTCTGGCCGAGAGGGGTGTACTCATAGTTGTTGAATGAAGCAGTAACTGAAAAGGAATCTACCTGTGCAAAAATGTTGCCTTCACCATCAAAGAGGGAAGCATCCTTTCCTGCGCGGCTGTGTCTGGCATCTGTGCCAGCTCTTGTATTCATACCCATTGACTATTCCTCCTTCCTTTTTACGCTACTACGGTGCTGAACCGATAGTAGTAGATCAGATAGATGTGCTCAGCGGAATCAAGGTCGATGACATCGATGTCGAATCCGCAGGTGTCGCCGGTTGCTTCAATCTTGGTGCTCTCCGTCACCTTCGCGTACTGAAGCTTGCCCTCGTTCACCATGTCATTGCAAACAGCCTGAATGTTCGTGATGATCGTAGCGCGGCCGTTCTTGTCGTTGTTCACCTTTCCGACAAGCTGCTCGGCTACGGAATTTGCACGATACATCAGCTCGAACCTTGTCTTCACGCGGCGGATCTTCTTCCACCCACTGTCGTGATCGGCATCCGGGGTGATCAGAGTGGTGATCGCATTGTCGCACCAAACGGCCCCGGCGCTGCTTGTTGAAAGCACAAGGCAGCCGGACTGCTCTGCGGCCTCGATCTGGCTGTTGGTCATCGCTTCGCCGATCTCCGTGTAGCGATTCAGCACAGTGTGTGTGATGGAACGGCTCGACGGCGTAGCAGCGATAAGGCCTGCGAGGTATGCAGCAACCTGATAGTCGGAAAGAGTTGTGGCTCCTGCTTTGCCGCTAGCATTGATCGGATAGACAATATTCCATGCATTGAACGCCGCGGCAGCTGCCATACGTGTTGCAAGGGAATCGGTCTGTGCAGTGACAAGAACGCCAATGCCAAACATGCCTTCCTGATAAATCCTGTTGAGGAATGCCGCAACAAGCGCATTCACATCAGTATCCGTGGTATCAACGCAGATCGTGTTGAAGAAATACTTCTCGATCTGAGTGAGGCCTGCAGAATACTGAGCGGATGCCACTGTCGGATCCGCGCCGCCTGTCAGGGCAGTGGGTGTTGTGACATTCGTGATAACGCCAGCCGCAGAACTCACGCCCGTTGTGGTGAAGTTCTCCGCATTAGCTGTAGCAGCCAGGCATGCGGCAACTTCGTCACCCGTAGCGGCGAATTCATACTTCTCCACTTCTACCGAGTCGATGTAGAACACGATCTCCTTCTTGGAAGAATCGCCAAGCTTAGAACGAACAACCACCGAATAGCTTGCTGTTCCGGGATACTTCGCCGTAACCTTGACTTTGCCAGTCGCAGCTGTCAGCTCATAGGCGGCACATGTTCCGCCAGTACCGACACGGCATGCGATGATCTTCTTGGCGCCGCCATAGAACGCTTCACGAAGTGCGTCCGTTGTGCCGCCAGTGCCATAAGTTTTCTCATACCCGTCTGCTGCATCCAGAACCTGGACGATGCCGAGCGGGCCTCTTGTCGCCTTGAAAAGGACTGCAACTATGCCGTCAACCGCTCCGACCGAAATCCTGTCGCCAGCGTTCTGCACATTAAAGTATGCACCCGGACGAACTTTTGCTTCTCCAAGGTTGAAATATCCAGCCATTTGTTATTTGACCTCCTTATTCATGAAATTTGTGATGGCCGCCTGCGCTTCACTGACAGTCATCTGTTCTTTACCTAACGGTTTCAATGCGGCAACCACCACTTCCGGCGGCACCTGAAATACGGCCCGGCTCGCATCGATCAGATCGCCAATCGGATAGGCGTCTTCCTTCGGGACAGGCTTGACTTCTTCAGCGACATTTTTCGCTTCCGGAGCCTTGTTCTTTTTCTCTGCCATTCTCTCTCCTTTCAGTTCGCACCATTAACTGCTATTTCCACTGCCCGAACCTTGGGCACTGCGAACACATCTTTGAGGCATCCATAATGTGCATTTACGGTCAGCTGGCCGCTCCGCAGATAGTCTGCCCTGTTATTCACCGTCGTACCACGAATGGTCATCGGCGATGTATCCAACATAATCACTTCCCCGTCACAGGTAAGCCTCTGGTTGATTCCAGCGATCAGCTTCAGCCTGAGCGATGCATCCGGACACAGCAGATGTACCGAGATCTGGCAGTTATACCAAGTAATGGTGTTCTGGCAGTATCCGGTAGGATCAAACTGCAGGTTCTCAAGGCGGCAGTAGAAGATGGGAGCGTCTGCCGGGTTGGTATACGCTCCAATCCTGTCAATGCCGAGCACGACACTGTCAGGCACAAGCTCCTTGATGTAGGTCGACAACGCCATGATCGGATCTGGGTCCGTCGATTCCTGTAATGGATATTCGAGGATATCGAATTCGATAGACTTACACAGGATGGCATTCCCTTCCAACAGGTATGGATCTGTTCTCGCCCAGGAGACGCATACAGGCGCTTGGCCTTCCGCCTTCATGAGCACATCTTTCAGCGTATCCCTTACAAACAGTTCAAGGCGCTCGCACAGGATCGGATCTTTTTCCGTATAGACGGACACTGAAAGCGTCCCGGCTGATGCCCTGTCCATGTCGATCTGCCAGTTAAACTGATATGAGATCCGCGGGTATTGCGTCATGCCGCCCCAGCCCTCATCCTGATCATTCGGGAACTCTGTGTTGAAAATAGCCGGCTCGTCTGCAAATTTCGCAAGTGATCCTGCAATATTGCTGTCGCTGGAAAGTCTCCGGTATACCAGTTCATTCAGATCCATTCTCTTCTTCACCTCCGTATGAGGAGACCGTCTCCATCCCATCACTGGAATATCGAACCGTCCAAGCATCCTCTACGAGCTCAGACGCATAGATCATGAAGTGATTCTCAATATTTTGTGTGGACGGAAGAAATCTCACGATGATCTTCTGTTCCGTCACATTTTCGACGATACCAGATTTGCCTTCTTTCCAAGATCTGTGCTTTGCCCAGATCAGGGATCCTCGGCCTATTTCCTTGGTATCGATCACATCATTGGTTGTTTCTTTGATTAGCACGGTTCAGCCTCCTATCTCCTGAAATATGCTTCGGATCTTCGGCATCGCCCCGTCCTGTATCTTCTGAAGGAATGGCCGTGCTGCCATTTTGCTGGTGCCCTCTTCCAGATACCCTGCATATCCGGCCTCCATCGTGAGACCGAATACCTGAGCGCTGCTGAATGACACCCCGGATGTCCGCAGATGTCCGCTCCTTACACCCGGAGGACTTCCGGGCGCTGACGGGCTTGGCCCGCGAAGGACTTTCAGCGAAGAATTCCGAAGCTCGTTTGCCGCGCGAGGCGTCCTGCTTGCGACGGCATAGCGGAGATCCACCCACTGGAACGTCTCCACTCTCT